CATCGAGTGTCGCCCGGCACGGCACACCTTCCCACTTGTAATGATACCGGTGTTCATAGTCTCCGTTTGCACCTTTGTAGCATTCAACTTGGTTGAACTTCTCAAACCATTTGATGTTGAACTCCTCAGTCCAAACGCCAAGCTGCACTTGCAATACTTTGGATAGGTCAGCACCTTCACGATAGCCCATCTTCTCCATCCAGAGTCCGTGCCAATCACCATCCATGATTCGCAAGGCACAGCTGCCGCCGATAGATACTTTTCTGATGTCGTTGTCTCTACTCATTTTTCCGCCTTTCAATGTAAATTAGACCAATTCGATTCAGTTTGTCTAGTATTTGTTTGATTCAAAAACTGCTTGTGCAAAGCCTCTTGGTGTTGCTGATCTAATTCGTTTTGTCTTTTCTGTCTTGCCGCCAAGTTGCGAGTCCTGTGTGCTTCGCCCTTTGACAGTGTGGCCGACTGGTTTTTTCTTTGGCATTTTGAATAGGCCATTAGTCCATAGGCATGTCTTTTTCGAATACTTGTCTTGCCCGGCAATGTAGTCAGGCCATATTGGGTGCTTGTCATCTGTTGGCAGATAGCCACCATACTCGAAGGGGTGAAAGGAATAATCAGGTTTACGCCACAGGCTCGATAGAACCGACACTGGGTTTTCTACAAAGTATGGACAGCCAAGATAGTCTCCGACTGCGGCGCAAGCGATTGCGTGGCTGGCCGCTTCGTCTTGAAAGCGTGGATTGGCTTCGCGCTTCTTGGCAAACCAAGCTGCCCCGTATACAGCCAAGTCAGTGCAAACAGGAAAGCAAGACATGAACATGGCGCGTCCATCGTGAAACGCCGCAATCTCATCAAGCGTTGACTGTTGATGAAGGTCTGCATGAAGGAAGTTTATGCCATCCTTTTGCGTATCCTCGTGAGCAATGTCATAGGCATAGCACTCATACCCAGCATCGCGCCACGGCATGAGTGCAAACCCAGTGTAATCGTAAAGACTAATCACGTGCATTGAGCAATCTTTCCTTTGCTTTTTCTGGTATGCGGCACAGCACTTTTGCCATGTGGCTGTTACCTAATTCTTTCTTGGTGCGTTCAATCGCTGCATCACACTTCTCGATTGTCCAGCCTTGCCCTGCTGGGTCAAGCTTGCTGGCACGTGGTTGTTCCTCCGGCGCTTGCCCGGCTATTTCAAACAATTTGTTTGCTTTGCTTTGACGCTGCTGCCACTCGGCATTTACTTTGGCTGCATGTTTGGCAACCAAGTGAGGCGTGAACCAGATGCGGAAGTCATGCGCTGCCACGCACTTGTCCCATACTTTGCCAAGCAAATCATTGAACGCATCGGCATTGGGTATGTCGCTGCTCAATCGCTGGTTGATTGCTTTGCGTAGTTCTTCGCCATAAAGTTTTTTTGACGCATCGCTTTGCTTCACGTTGTTTGGTGGCAGATACATTGTTGTCATCTTGCGAATGAAGTTCTCATGTATCAGCGTTTCTCTTTGCTCAAAGTTCATTGAGTCTCTCCCGGTTAATTCGATCGACCATTTGCTGCACTTCTGCTTTTAGTTTTTCGAAGTGTGGCTTACGTTCATTTTCATATTGCATTGCCAACAAGTGAGCCTTCATCACGTTTGAATTGTAGATGTTGCTTTCTTCCATCAGTCGCTTGCACTTGCGTATGCCATGAATGACCGAGGTATGGTCTCGGTTCATGTATTCGCCAAGCGTTGTCGTGGTGTGTGCTGTGTTTTCGTAAGCAAGATAGTAAAGCGCCATGCGCGGCCTGGTCTGTTTGAATGACCGCTTCTTGCCCAATAGTTCCTCCCTTTCAATGTCAAACACTTCGCATACTGCGCGTGTTGCACTGGCGGCTGAGTAGTATTTTGATTTTACATCATCAACCATTTCAATCTTAATCGCTTCCATTTTCTTTCTCCATCAGTTCCTCAATAATTCTGTCAGGCACAATCAGCACCCATTTGGGTGAGCCTTCTTCACCTTTGCCCAGCTTGAACAATGCGACATCTCGATTTTTCAAGACTGAGAACGGCGAGGGAAATCCTTTCTCCTTGCGGTATTTGACCTCGGCTATGTAGTCCCGGCCATTCAAGTTGATAACCAAGTCACCCGAATATTCTCCTCCAAGTGAGCCTGATAGAGGCTGGCGTTTGACCGCCAAGCCCCATCGTTTGAACAAGTCAACAAACCATTTCTCGTGGTATGTGCCTTTTGCTTTACTTTTGCTAGTCATCAGTCATTAATCCCATATCTTGCAAAGCGCCGATTGCACTCAGCACATGATTTCGTGCATGAATAACTTTCGACTCAATCCCATACTCAACAAAGCTTTCTTGCTCTATGTGTCTGTTTAAGAGTGAGACTGCCTTCACCAAGTCATATTCAAAGCTGGTTTGGTTTTCTACTGCGTCTGACATTTTGTTGCCTCCTTTACATAACAATCATCGCACTTTATCTCGTGCTGCTCTGGTTCAATGCTCACCAGCAAAGCGACAAACTCGTGGCGGGTTTCGCCGCATGTCTCGCACTTCGCTGGCAAGCCTCGTTTATCTTTCTTCTTCGCCATCAGTCTGGTAACTCGCTCCAGCTTCTGCCTTCTTCGCAATACTCTAAGCACCACTCTTCGATATAGTCCCTTGTGAATCCGCAAAGCACCGAAGCCTTTACATAGTTGATTAGTGTTACAGGCTGATCGATGTTGTCACCATAGAACAGCTTGCCATCCTTGTTGTAGAAGCCTTCGTTGCCGTTAAGGTCTGCCCCGGTCACTGTCTGCAGTGCGTCAAACATTGCGCTGAGTTCGCTATGAGTTGGCGTTGTGCCTTCGCGGTTTACTAATGTGAAGCCGTATCTAAACATCTTTAACCCAACTTTCTAGCGGAATGACCTTTGGCGTTTCTGGGATTGCGTCAGGGTATGACACGCCTTCTTTGTTTAAATGGTCTGCAATAACCATTAGTTCTTTAGCCGCTGCATCGGCTGCAATTTTGTTGCTGCCTTCCAATGCTTCGATATATACGCCGATAGTCCGGCGCCAATTTAGTTCGCTTGTCATTTGCTGCTCCTCTTCCATTGGGTTTCATTTGTTAGTGTGTAGTGGTTGCCGTTATCATCCCAGCCTTCGCCCTCGTCAATTGCGTCCTCGATTGTCCAAGCGGTGTGATAAGCTGCGTCATTTTCAAAATCGACTGCATAGATTTCGCGAGTGTATCCATCGGTAAACCAGCAATCGTCTGAGCAGCCATAAGTTCCATCAATTCCATAATAGCCTTCACTCATGCCTTGCCCACAGCCTGAGCATTGTCTTGCGTGTATGGTCATTTTTTCCTCCAAAAAAGAATTGAGTTTAAGAATTGCTGCCATTTCTTTTTGCGCCATTGCCATCGGCTCAGGCTTTGGCGGTGCAGTTCGTCCCGTATCATGTCGCGGCCTAGCTTCATTGTGCGGCCTCCCACTGTTTGCGGGTCATGCCCTCGCAATACCAAATTCTGCCTCCGTAATACCAATCATAATTGGGTTTTGCGTGTGCGTTTGGTTTGATTGATTTTTTATTGCGGCGTTTGCGCTGCATTTTCCATTTGTTATCTTTCATTGTGCGGCCTCGGCTTTCTTGAACATGACCGAGGCGACCAGTCCCGGCTTGCCCTCTGTCTTCACTTCATTAATCAGATTGTCCAATGCTTCGACATGCTCGGCAGGAATGTTTGCGGCTTCCCAGTTACGCAAGGCGCGTTGAGTGAATTTTTCACGGTCAAAGCGTGGGTTTGTTGCCGCCAGTTTGTCAGCTATGACCTCAATGCTGGTTGGTTTCTCTAGCAGAGGGGCGATGTCGTCTGCGATAAATTCAAAATGTTTGCGTGAAAGGTTCATCTGTTTCTACTCCTATTTGATAACTCGATGAATGAGACGCACGCGCAGCTTGCGGCTGCCGTGTGCCTCGGGTGATTTGGTTTCGTATTGGTCGATGAGCAAGCCATTGCGATACGTCAAACAATGCTGCCCCGTTTCGATGTCATAGATTTGGTTGGGGTCGAGGCTTTTAATCGCTGTAAGAACTTGCTTGCCTCTGTGTCCTTCGACTCGCTCCCACTCGTGGCCGTTTTGTTTTACCCAAGCGCGGCGCTGCGCGTTGTGTGTCCGACCTTTCCAGTTTTTCTTTTTGTCGAACCAATATGCCAACCAATCATAGACTGTCTGAATGTCTACATCGAACTGGCTGCTTAAAGCATATAAGCCACAGCATGGCAGTTTGTTGGTTGCCTTGCCACAAAGACGCTGGCGCTGCGCTGCTTCAAAGTTGAATTCGATTTGCATGATTTACCTCCTTGAAAATCATTCCTCTTTATACCCAAACTTATACCCAATGGCAAGGGTTTTTTTGACTCATTTTATTGTTTTGTTTACCCTGTTTGCGCAACATTCTTTCGCTAGATTTTCGCGGCCTCGCTTCGCTCGGCGTTGAATGGACGCGCTGCGCGCGGCTTGGTTATACATGGACGGGCTTGCCGCCCGGCTTCATGTCGCATTTGTGCAAGGGGTGTTGCAAAATTGCATCTTGATTCTTATTGACAAACCCTCTTAAACTCCGCAAGTGCGGCGCGCTTCGTGCCGTGCTTAGGATTATGTGCAAGTCGATGGACAAGCAAGATGGAAGGAAGGAAGGCAAGCAAATGGGTAATGCAGTCAAGAATCCTGAGACTGGATTGACAGCCAAACAAGAGGCGCTTGTGGAACACTTGGTAGCCAATGGCGGAACGATAAAAGAGGCGGCTGCGGCGGCGGGATACGCAGACGGTGAAACGGGAAGGGTCAGCGCTTCCAAAGCTTTAGCCAAGCCACACGTGCAGTCTTACATGATGCAAAGGGTGAGGGATGAACTTGGAGCAAAGGCGACCCAAGCCCTCCATCAGGTGACGCGACTGTCAGCCAATGC